TTTGTTCCTGAAGATCCTGAAGTTCCTCCTTCACCTGAAGTACCAGCTTCACCTGTAGTACCATCAGCTCCTGAAGAACCACTTGTACCTGAAGTATTGCTTAATCCTGATGCTCCTGCTACACCTGAAGAACCTGAAGTACCATTTTCACCACTTGTACCAGCTGCACCACTAGAACCAACTGAACCAGCAGTACCACTTGATCCTGAAGTTGCACCTAATCCTGAAGTACCTGCTTCACCCGAAGTACCGTCTTCACCTGATGAACCAGAAGTACCTGCTTGACCTGAGGTTCCTGCTGCACCATCTGCTCCTGCTGAACCTGCTGAACCAGAAGTACCACTTGATCCTGAAGTGCCAGCTTCTCCTGAAGTTCCATCTTCACCTGATGAACCTGATGTTCCTGATGTATTACTTAAACCTGATGCTCCTGCTACACCTGAAGAACCAGAAGTTCCAGCTGCGCCATCTGCTCCTGCTGAACCTGATGATCCACTTGATCCTGAAGTTGCACCTAATCCTGAAGTACCTGCTTCACCACTTGTTCCATCTTCACCTGAAGATCCTGATGTACCTGAAGTGTTACTTAAACCTGAACCACCTGCTACTCCTGAAGATCCTGTAGTACCCGAAGCACCTGAAGAACCATTTGAACCTGAAGAACCTGCTGTACCTGATTGACCTGCTGTACCATTTGAACCTGCTATACCACTAGTACCACTTGATACTTCAACATATCCTATTTTACCTGATCCTGTTGCATAAGTTAATACAAAAGGAAAATCTTGAACAGGTGCTGCTTTTATTTGAAATTCTTCTGAATTACTTATATCAAAAGTACTACTACCTGTTACACTTAAACTTCCTGTTATTTGAGCTGATCCTGTAAATGGAAAACCTGAACCACCACCTAAACCACTTTCTAAAGTTCTAGCTACATATTGATAAGCTGAACAAACAACTGTATCACCTGTAGTAGGTGCTACATCTGCATCATTAAATTGTATTACACCTGTTTTATAATCAAATTGATAATTAGCTGCATTTTGTTTAGTACCATTTACTCTAATAGTTACATTATAACCAGGTGTTGCATCTTCTGTATCTGCATTTGATAAAGAAGGGTCTGAATATTTTGGAGATATAAAACTTCCTTGTTGACCTGATTGTATTATTTGAGGTGTAACAGCAGTAGTTGGATCATGCCCTGAAGCTGATATAAAGAAGAATACTTCTGTATTTGAACCATTTACAACATTTGAAGGTGTTAATTGAAATTGATAATAATATTTTAATAAGTCAGCACTAGCAGATAAAACTGTAAATTCATTTTGACCACTAGCAGAATAAGGTAACCCTGTAGCTGGTATAGCTCCTTGGTCAATATAGATTTCAGTGGCATTTAGGTCGAGTACTCGTGTGAATGCTTCTTGTGCATCCGTACTCTGCTCCATTGTATACCTCCTACTCGCAAGTAACCTATTTGATTTTTTAGTTTTATCTAATGCCATTCTTTCTTTTACGCAATTGTTACACTTATACTTTCTACAGGTGTTGGATCATTTTTATATCTTATTATAACTATAAAATCTTGATCTGAACCATCTAAAATCATACCATCACCATTACGGAGAGGTATATTGTAATTATTTCCACTTACACTACCACCTACATTACCATACAAAGCAATATTTGTACTAAATGGATTTTTAAATCCATCATTACCTATACTAGCTTCAATAACATTATCTACTGTATTTGTAGGATCATAAATTCTTGGTGGTGTATAGTTTCCTGTTCCTGAACTTTTAAATATTATTGCAGCTGCTACTCCATTTGATGTTGAATTCCAATTTACTAAAGTAGTACCTAAACTCATAGTTACACTACTAGCTCCTGTACCTAAAGTTCTTTGAAATGCTCTAGCATAGTAAATATAATCTCCAGATGAAGCATTTGCAGGTGACCAATAATTATATGAACCCCCAGGTTCAACTAAATATCCTGGTTTTACTTGAAGTTCTAAAGGATCTAATACAAATTCACTATAACTAGATGTATCAAATTTATCACCACCAGCGTAAGTTCCTACAAGTAAATTATTATTTATTTTAATTCTATTATTTTCTCCTGAAAAATTTTCTGTCCATGAAGTAGTTCCTGTTAATGAACTACCATCATATCCTTGGGCTCTACCATAATATGCCATTGAACCCGATGCTGAGTCTTGACCAAATGTTCCTGGTTTAAAATACTCATATGTATTTGTATTTGTTGTTACATCAACAGAATTATG